TCGTATTCGCATCACCTTCCAAGTCCAGGGTAAGAAATCTTCAATCGATTGGAAGGGTGCTACGCAAAGGTGAAGGGAAAGATTTAGCAACACTATATGATATTGCTGACGACATTTCTGAGAAACCAAATAAAAATTATACGTTAAAGCATCTAGAAGAAAGAATCAATATCTACCAAGAAGAAAACTTTAATTATGAAGTAATTAAAATTAAAGTGTAATATGGAAGAAGAATTCTATGCATCAATAAAATTAATGTCAGGCGAAGAAATCGTTGCTAAGGTTTCTTACGATAATGATGAAGATGTTCTTATTATTGAAAATCCTAGATTAGTAAATGTTATTGAAATGAAAAGAGGAAAGAGCACCATGAAGGGATTCACTTTTGAATCTTGGATGGCAGCTACTTACGATGAAATGTTTATTATTAAAAAAGACCACATCCTCACTATCACAGAATTAGATACTAAGATTCAAAAATTTTATCAAAGGTATCTACAAAAAGAAAATGGTGAAGTAGAAGACTCGACAAAAGTAGATATCAAAAATCAAAGAGGATATCTATCTTCAATAAAAGAAGCCCGTAAGTCTTTAGAAGATCTTTATAAAAAAAGCTAATAACTTTGAAACGCGACATCGCTAATTATACAAGTTTTCAGGGGGTCTGTCAAGCCCCTTGCATTATCTATGATATGATGTTACAATACTGACAAAGGATAATTCGTAAGATGGCAAAAAGAAAGACTGAAAACTATGTAAACAACAGAGACTTCCTTGATGCTCTCATGGTTTATCGCAAAGAGGTTGCCGCTGCTGAAGCAGCAGGTGAGCCAAAACCTCGTGTGCCTCCTTACATTGGTCAGTGTTTCTTAAAGATTGCCACGCATTTATCATACAAACCTAACTTTGTCAACTACATGTTTAGGGAAGATATGATTTGCGACGGTATTGAAAATTGTTTACAATACATTCACAACTTCAATCCAGAAAAATCTACGAATCCTTTTGCCTACTTCACTCAGATTATCTACTTTGCCTTCCTTCGTCGTATCCAGAAAGAAAAGAAACAGTTAGAAATCAAGAGTAAAATTCTTGAGAAGTCTGGGTTTGATGAAGTATTGTATACAGACAGTTACACTGGTGACATGTCTGGTTATAATAGTAGCTCATCAGATTTGAATAGCATCAAAGAGTCCCTTGAAATTAGATACAAACGATGAGTATTGCTCTTATTACTGACCAGCATCTAGACGGGAGAAAAGGCAGTGTTGCATTCTGGGAATACTTCAAAAGATTCTATGATGAAGTATTCTTTCCGACCCTGGAAGCAAGAGGAGTCAGAAATATTATCGACCTTGGTGATACGTTTGATAATCGCAAAGGGATTGACTATAATGTTTGGAACCGTGTGCGCGAATATTATTTTTCGCGTCTTGAAGACATGGGTATTTTCGTCCACATGATTCTAGGCAATCATTGTGTATACTACAAAAATACAAATAAGATTAATTCCCCTGAGTTGCTTCTAAAGGATTTTCATAACATTGAAATATACTCTAGTCCAGAAGTTGTTAGCATCGAAGGCAGAAAAATTTTGATGATGCCTTGGATTAACTCAAGTAACTATGATGATACCATGAGGCAACTTAATGATACTTCTGCTGAAGTGGCAATGGGTCATTTAGAGTTGAATGGTTTTGAAGTAACTCCTGGTATGAAGATGGAGCATGGAATGGATGCTAAAATCTTTTCTAAATTCAAACAAGTATTCTCTGGACATTTTCATCATAAGTCAACCAAAGGTAATATTACTTACTTAGGTAATCCTTATCAGATGTTTTGGAATGACTATAAGGATGAGCGAGGATTTCATTTGTGGGACCCCGATACTTTAGAGTTAGAGAGAGTTAAAAATCCTTTTGAAATTTTTCAGAAAATTTATTATAACGAAACAACCGATTCACACAATCAGTTTGATATCAGTAAGTGTGCAAACTCTTTTATCAAAATTATTGTAGAAGATAAAAAAGACTATCAAGAGTTTGAGAAGTTTGTTGAGAATGTCTACTGCAAGAAACCACATGATGTGAAAATTGTAGAAACATTTGTCAACGACACCTTTACAGAGGAAGATGAAAATCTTGAAGTTAAAGATACTCTTACTCTTCTTAATGAATATATTGATGAAGTTGAGTTATCCGTAAATAAAAATAGATTAAAATCTCTTATGAAGTCCCTATATATTGAGAGTTGTGAGGTAGTATGAATGTATCTTATCTGCCTTAAGGAACACAACGATGGTGTTTACTCAGTAATCTCAGAAGAGGGTGATCATGTTATTTTCTTCTTTGAAGAAGAAGAGGATGCGGATAGGTATCTTATGCAATTAGAGCAGAGTGATGATGATGACCTTCCAGAGATGACAGTTGTTGAGGTGGATATTGACATTGCGACCAAAGTATGCGAAGATAAGGGTTACCACTACACAGTGGTAACTCCAGATGATGTGGTAGTGCCCCCTAAAGATTTATGATTATTTTTAAAAACCTGAAGTGGAAAAACTTTCTCAGCACGGGTAATCAATATACAGAAGTGGACCTGTCGAAAGAAAAGAGCACTATCATTGTGGGAGCAAATGGTGCTGGTAAGTCTACAATCTTAGACGCTCTCACTTTTGCATTGTTTGGAAAACCTTTTCGTAAAATTAATAAACCACAACTCCTCAACTCAATCAATCAATCTGATTGTGTTGTGAATCTTAATTTCAACATCGGTAGGAATAAATACGAAGTAACGCGGGGAATCAAACCTGCGATTTTTGAAATTAAACAGAATGGTGCAGTATTAAATCAAGACGCATCTGCTGTTGACCAGCAGAAAAATTTTGAGCAAACCATTCTCAAAATGAATTACAAATCTTTTACTCAGATTGTCGTACTTGGGTCGTCTACCTTCGTGCCATTCATGAGGTTACCGCTAGCGGCACGACGAGATATTATTGAAGACATTCTGGACATTCAGATTTTCTCTTCGATGAATGTTAATCTGAAGGACAAGATTAGAAATATTAATGAAGAATTGAAAGACCACGAATATAACTTTTCTCTTGTCAAGGAAAAAATTGACATGCAGAAAAAGTTTATGATGGATATTGAGAAAAAGAATAAAGAAGATATTCAAGAAAAAGAGCAGCGCAAAGAGTCTCTACTCACTGAGGCATTAAATTATGAGACACAAATCCTCGATAACGACAAGACAATCGACGAAAAGAGCTCTACCCTTTCAGACACGAAGAAAATTAAAGCAACGATTGCTAAGGTCGAAACACTCAAGAATAAAATCTCGCACAAGCATACCAACTATGTTAAAGAGAAATTATTCTTTGAGCAAAATGATTCTTGTCCAACATGCGGTCAGGGCATCGAAGAATCTTTCAAACAAGAAAAGGTCACGCTTCTCTCGGATAAACTTACTGAGGTGGAGAAAGCAATGTCTGATTTGGGACAACAACTTTCCGATCTCCAAAGTCAAGAAAATACCTTTATTCTTTTAATTGATGAGATAAACGAAATCAATGCAAAGAATAGGCAGTTAAAAAATGACATTAACTCACTTCATAGGAGAATTGAGGAATTGGATGGAGACATCAGAAAACTTAGGGATTCAGATGTCAGTCAACGGGAGCAATTTCAAATTCTTAAATCACTCGATAGCGAAAGCAAAAAGATTCAAAAAACAATCTCCGAAACCAAAGAGGAAAAAGATTGTCTCACCACAGCAGCGCAACTTCTCAAAGACTCGGGCATCAAAACGCGCATCATCAAAAAATACCTCCCGACGATGAATAAACTCATCAACGATTATCTAGATAAGATGGAGTTTTCTGCATCGTTTATGCTAGATGAAAGTTTTAGTGAAGTTATTAAATCAAGATACCGTGATGAATTTTCTTATGAATCTTTCAGTGAGGGAGAGAAAGCTCGTATTGACATCGCTCTTCTGCTTACTTGGCGCTCTATTGCTAAGCTCAAGAATAGCGTGGATACTAACCTCTTAATCCTCGATGAAATCTTTGACGGGTCACTTGACCAATCTGGCAACAGTGACCTAGGATGGATTCTCAAAACGTTTGACGATAAAACAAACGTATTCGTTATTTCCCACCGCGACAATATGGCAGACAAGTTTGACCGCTGCCTACGATTTGAGAAGCATAAGAATTACTCATACGTCACTGAGGAATCAACAGTGTGACTTATCAGGGGTTGTCTTAGGGCGACCCCTGTTGTATGATAGGTCTATCGACGCAAGAGACCAATGCTTAACATGGAAGTCAAGGGCAGTCTTGCCCGCCTGCTCGCCACTGAGAATCTCATTGTAGAGCACCGTAACGTAGAGACTGCCATGTTTAACGTGGTTGACCGTGTGCTGACGCTGCCTATGTGGAAACGTGCTAGCGTCAACGTCTATGATATGCTGGTCGGTCACGAGGTCGGTCATGCTCTCTATACTCCCCAGAAGTTTGGGCAAGACTATGGTGTCCCTCAGTCTTACTTGAATGTGGTTGAGGATGCTCGCATCGAGAAACTCATGAAGCGTAAGTTTCCTGGTCTTGCTCGTAACTTCTATGCTGGTTATCAGGAATTGCATGATGAAGATTTCTTCGCCATTGGTGACCGCTCACTCAACTCCTATACTCTAATCGACCGTATCAATCTGTATTTCAAGATTGGTATTCATGCTAATGAAATGTTTGGTTTTGAGAAGGAAGAAACTCCTCTGGTTGATATGGTTGCCAATGCAGAAACTTTTGAGGAAGTTGTAGAAGCTGCTCGTGCCATTCTAAAATATACTAAAGAAAAAGAAATGGAGAAGGTAGCAGAGATTCCTAATGCTGAAGAGTTGCAAAGCGATACTGCAGCACAATCGAATTCTGCACCATCTTCTATTCAACAATCTGATGTTGGAGAATCTGAAGAAGAGAAAGTCCAGTCCGAGGAGAAGGTAGAAAACACTGGTGCTCAAACTGGTGCTGGAGACCTAGGTGGTGACTTTAAATCTGAGACGGATTCTGCATTCACAGAATCACAAAAGAATCTAGTCAACAAAGAGTATGGTGACATTGACTATGTTGAAATGCCGCCCCTCAGTATCGATACTTTTGTGGTCAAGAATGAAACAGTGATGGAGGAGTGCAATGCAACTTTCTCTGAGCAAAATAACAGTGCATTTCAATATGTAGACTCTGCTTATCTGGAGTATCGTAAAGAAGCGCAACGTGAAGTATCTTTTCTCGTTAAAGAGTTTGAGATGCGTAAGTCTGCAGACCAATATGCTCGCTCTCACAGTTCAAAGACTGGTGTCCTTGATACTAGCAAACTTCATACTTTCAAATGGAATGAAGACCTATTCAAGAAAGTCAACGTTATTCCTGATGGCAAGAATCATGGTTTGATTTTTATTCTTGACTGGTCTGGGTCTATGGGACAGATTCTCATGGATACTGCCAAGCAACTTCTTAACATTGCATGGTTTTGTAAGAAGACTCAGATTCCTTTTGATGTCTATGCGTTTACTAATAACTATTGGTATGACCGCAACTATGACCACGAGGAAGATTGTGTGCAATCTGATGGCCGTCACCATGACAAGAAAGCAGGTTACATCGAGATTTCTTCTTACTTCCGTCTGCTGAATCTCATCTCTAGTAATGGCAAGAATGGAAAAGACCTTGAGAAACAACTTCTCAACTTCTGGCGACTTGTGTATGGTGAGAGCATGTATTGTGGTTACACTCTTCCCATTGGATATGGTCTCTCTGGCACTCCTCTGAATGAATCTGTGATTGCTCTCACTGCTATCATTCCTGACTTCCAGAAGCGCACTAAAGTCCAGAAGACTAATGTGATTATTCTCACTGATGGTGAGGCACAATCAATCTCCTATAACAAAGATATCTCTTGGGGTGGTGTTTCTAAAATTGGGCAGAATCACATTGGACAACATTGCGTTTTGCGTGACCGTGTTAATGGGCGAGTGTATCCTTCCTTCACAGGAAGTTACTACTCTGCAGATGAGATTACTTCTACTTTCTTGACTGCAGTCCGCAATCGTTTCCCTGATGTTAATCTGATTGGGATTCGTCTCACTAATGGTCGCGGTCTTAGTAATGCAATTGGCATCAGCAAAAGGACTATCACTGATGCTGATAAAATTCAAAAGGAATGGAGGAAGTCTAAGTCTGCTGAGATTTCTGATTACAATGGATATCAGAAAATGTATTTCATCGGTAGCGATAACATTCACAACGATGACAATTCTTTTGAAGTTGCACAAGATGCAACCAAGTCTCAAATCAGGAATGCATTTAAGAAGTCCCTCTCCAAGAAGGCAGTCAACAAGAAAATGCTGACCTCCTTCGCTACCATGGTCAGTTGAGAAACCGACCCCAAGTCGGATTTTTTCCGATTATCCCTTGTATAATATACACATACCAAACGACCCAACCCCATGAAAAACTTTGAAGTTGCCCCCATTGTTGAGCGTTACGGTCAAACCGTTTCGGCGTCTCACCTGCGCGAGTATGCTGGTGAGATTGGAATGTCCTACCAGACACTGACTAAGAAACTGGAGCAATACAAAGTCCAGCGTGGACTGTGGCAACTGTCTGTTGCTGAGCAACTGGAGCAAACTTTCAATGCTCCCGCCGCTGTTACCGTACGGGAAAATATGGACCTTATTCCTCAAAAAGATACTAACTTTGTCCCGTTCGGGAATTTTGCAGACATCAAAAAAATTATTCAATCTGGTATCTTTTATCCTACTTTTATTACTGGTCTGTCTGGTAACGGCAAGACTTTCTCTGTGGAGCAAGCATGTGCTCAACTGAAACGTGAGTTGATTCGTGTAAACATTACTATTGAAACTGATGAAGACGATCTTATTGGTGGGTTTCGCCTTGTCGATGGGTCAACTGTTTGGCATAACGGACCTGTCATTGAAGCACTCGAACGAGGAGCAGTCCTGCTACTCGATGAGATTGACCTTGCTAGCAACAAAATCCTTTGCCTCCAATCCATCCTTGAAGGGAGCGGTGTGTTTCTGAAAAAGATTGGCAAGTTTGTCAAACCTGCTCCTGGTTTCACTGTTATTGCTACTGCTAACACTAAAGGCAAAGGTAGTGATGATGGTCGCTTCATTGGCACTAATGTGCTCAACGAAGCATTCCTTGAGCGTTTCCCTGTTACCTTCGAGCAGTCCTATCCTTCTGCCAAGATTGAATCTGCTATCCTAAAGAAAGTTTCTGAGTCTCTTGAATGCTACGATGCTGACTTTGTTGAGCGTCTAGTTTCCTGGGGTGAGATTATTCGCAAGACTTTCTTTGATGGTGGTGTCGATGAAATTATTTCCACTCGTCGCCTGGTGCATGTTATTCGTGCCTACTCAATCTTCGGCAAACGTATGAAAGCAATCGAAGTTTGTGTCAATCGTTTCGATGATGAAACAAAGCAATCATTCTTGGAATTGTATGCTAAAATTGATGCAACAGTAACTACCGACGAAACTGCCGATGCTGAATGACCTTCCTCGCCACACCATCATCAGTCTTAAAGATGGGGGTGTTTTTTTAGTTTATTGTAAAGTTATGGAATATCATAGTGGCGTTGATATTCCATGTTATCTTGGGATTAAGTATCCTGGTGGAATTTTGGGAGTTGACTCTTACACTTCAAGATGCTATACTAACGATATAGATTCTATTATCAAGGAAATCTAATTATGCAATGGAAATATGATGAAGACAAAATCCTCAAAGATGTTGAGGAATATGTTGTGAGCACATACCATAGTCACTACTGTGGTCATGAGCAATCCTCTCAAAGCATTCAAACGATTGACCTAATGGCAGCAAAAGAGCTTGCTTCTGATTTTTGTCAAGCAAACATTCTCAAATACGGTAGTCGCTACGGTGACAAAGATGGTCACAGCAAACGTGATTTGATGAAAGTGATTCATTATGCAATGCTTTTGCTACATTTTGACGGTCACTATTCTCGCACTAACAACGGTCTACAGGAGTTTAAATGAGTACTATTGCCCTTTCTAAAACCACAATCGACATTCTTAAAAATTTCTCTACAATCAATACATCGATTGTTATCAAAGAGGGCAACGTCCTACGCACAATTAGTAACGAGGAAAATATCCTTGCTACTGCTACTGTTGAGGAAACGTTTCCCCAAACCTTTGCTATCTATGACCTGACTCAGTTTCTTGCAGGTCTCTCACTCTTTGAGAATCCCAGTCTAGTATTTGATAACGATGATTATCTGATTATCAAGTCTGGTCGCTCCCGAGTGAAATACTACTTTAGCGACCCTGAGATTACTCTCAAGACAGCACCCGATAAGAAAGTAAATTATCCTGGGTCTGATGTTACTTTCTCTCTGTCTGCTGGTGACCTGTCATCTCTCAACAAAGCATCTAATGTGTATAGATTGCCTGACTTTACGATTGAGACAGACGATGAGATTCTTCTGACTGTCCGTGACCTTGAGAATGATACCTCTCACGTTTATGACATTACTGTTAAAGGTGAGTTTGAAGGAAATCATAACCTTCACTTGAAGGTTGAAAATCTTCGACTGATGCAAGGCGATTATAATGTAGGTGCTTCCAAGCATCTGATTACAGAGTGGAAACATTCTGACCTTGACCTTACTTACTATATTGCACTTGAGCCTTGATGAAAAACTTTTTGTGGGTGGAGGAGTATCGTCCTCATACTATTGAAGACTGTATCCTCCCTAATTCGTTAAAGAAAGTATTTACTGGATTTGTTGAGCAAGGAGAGATTGCTAATCTCCTTCTCTCTGGTCCTCCTGGTGTCGGTAAAACTACAGTTGCTAAGGCACTCTGCGAAGAGTTAGGTCTTAGTTATATTGTCATTAACGGTAGTGACGAAGGTCGCTTCCTAGACACCATTCGCACTAAAGTCCGTAACTTCGCTACTACTAAATCTTTGATTGGTGGTGGTGCTCATAAAGTTGTCATCATCGATGAGGCGGACAATACAACTCATGATGTGCAACTTTCTCTTCGCACATTCGTGGAAGAGTATCATAGCAACTGTCGCTTTATCTTCACCTGCAATTTTATCAACAAGATTGCAGAACCACTGCACTCTCGATGCACCGTCGTTGACTTCCGAATTAAGCAGGCGGAGCAGCAACGCCTTCAGGCACAATTCTTTGACCGCTTGAAGGGCATCCTAGACGCCTCTGGTGTGGCGTATGAAGACAAGGTGGTGGTCAAACTCATTCAGCGTTACTACCCCGACTGGCGGCGTCTCCTGAATGAGGCACAGCGTCACTCTGCTGGTGGGTCTCTAGATTCTGCTGTGCTCTGTGACATTGCTGATGTTAATCTAGATGAATTGATTCGTGCAATGAAGAATAAAGAGTTTACTACCGTGCGTAAGTGGGTGGTAAACAACATGGACAGTGACCCTAATATCATCATGCGTAAGGTGTATGATTCTCTCACTGAGTTTATTGAAGGGTCTACTATTCCTCCTGCTGTCCTGGTGCTTGCTAAGTATCAGTATCAAGTTGCTTTTGTTGCTGACCAGGAGATTAACTTGCTTGCTTGTCTTACTGAATTGATGGTGGAGTGTAAGTTTAAATGAAATCTTTGAAAACCCCTCTTCGTTATCCAGGTGGTAAATCTCGTGCTTGTGTGAAACTGGCAGAGTATCTTCCTGACATGAAAAAATTCAAGGAGTTTAGAGAGCCTTTTCTTGGTGGTGGTAGTGTAGCACTATACATGACTAAGCAATATCCCCATCTAAACATTTGGGTGAATGATTTGTATGAGCCTCTTTATAACTTTTGGAAAGAGTTGCAGCACAATGGTCAGGCACTTACTGAAGAATTAAAACAGTGTAAGATTGATAATCCAACTCCTGACACTGCTAAGAATATCTTTCTAGAATCAAAGGAGATTGTCAATGAAGATTCCGTATCCAATTTACGTCGTGCTTGTGCTTTTTACATTATTAACAAGTGCTCTTTTTCTGGTCTCACTGAATCCTCATCCTTTTCACAACAGGCATCCGAGTCTAACTTCTCAATGCGAGGAATCGAAAAACTCCCAGAATACTCAGAATTAATTAAAGATTGGAGAATTACAAATGCAAGTTATCAGGAGCTACTTACCGACGCTAGAGACGTATTCACCTACCTTGACCCCCCCTACGATATTAAATCTCATCTATACGGAAGGAGAGGTGGTATGCACAAGTTCTTCGACCATGATACCTTTGCTGTTGATTGCGATTGTTTCGTCGGTCCTCAACTTATATCTTATAACTCGTCTCAACTTATTCGTGAGAGGTTTGAAGGGTGGCAAGTCGGAGAATTCCAACACACCTACACAATGAGGTCTGTAGGTGACTACATGAAAGACCAACACGAAAGAAAAGAATTAGTATTGTTTAATTATGACCGCACCAACTCTGTCTCAGATTCTCTACTCAATCAACCAGTCGAAGAAACATCTGTATGAAGAGGAGGATGCTAAGTCATACCCACCTTTCATTGTTAACAAATGCCTATCTGGATTTCTGGATACAGTGCTGTATGCAAATGAAATGAATATGAATTCGCATCTAGACAAGAAGATGCAATATGACTTTTTTATAAATAGTATCACGCCAAGGAAGAGATTCTCTCCCTGGGAAAAGAAGTCTTCAATTGATTGTCTTGATGCAGTCAAAGAATATTATGGGTATAACACCGATAAGGCTTTGCAAGCGTTGAGGATTTTAACTAATGAGCAACTTGAAGAGATTAAACGCTTAGTAAATAAAGGTGGTAGACGATGACAACTGATGTAGAAATCAAGTGGAAGCAAACTGATATGGTCGAAGTGGTTCTAAATGAACCCGACGACTTCCTTAAGGTGAGAGAAACTCTGACTAGAATTGGAGTGGCATCTCGTAAAGAGAAAAAGATTTATCAGTCATGCCATATCCTACACAAACAAGGCAAGTATTATATCGTCCACTTCAAGGAGCTATTTGCTCTTGACGGTAAGAATACTAACCTGTCATTGAATGACGTGCAGCGTCGTAATCGTATCATTCAATTGCTAGTAGACTGGGGACTAGTTACTATTTGTGCTGCTGGTCAAGAAAAGATTGCTGACCTTGCTCCCCTCAACCAGATTAAAGTCCTTGCCTTTAAAGAGAAGGATGAATGGACTCTTGAAAGTAAATATAATATTGGTCGCAAAAAAGTAGAAGCAACCGAATAATAAAGGTAGGGGAGTCCACACTCCCCTTTTTAATGCTCTTGAATATATAATATGAAGAGACGCCTTCGGGGTCTCAATAAAAATCTCGCTTATTCAAGGAGACACACATGACTAAATACACTTGGGATATTTACTCCCCATTTTCAGTAGGTCTAGACGATGTATTCAATCGCCTAGAGGCAATGACAGGTCACAACACCAGTTATCCACCCTACAATTTAATCAAACACGATGGATCTAATTACGAAATCGAAATTGCTCTGGCTGGATTTAAGGCAGAGGAGATTGAGGTCTCTACAGAACAAAACATTCTCAGAGTTGCCTCAAAAGTTGAGAAACGAGATTCTGAAAGAACATACCTACACAAAGGTCTCTCCAAACGTTCATTCAATAACTCGTGGCAACTTGGAGATGATGTCAGAGTATCCTCTGTAGATTTTGCTGATGGATTGCTATCAATTTCATTAGAGAAAATCATCCCAGAAGACAAAAAGAAAACGACGTACATTATTGGTAGAAAACTAGATCCTAAGTTTTTAACTGAGGACAGAGATTCAAATTTTCCTGGAGAAAATACTATAAATAATAATTGAATATCGTCGGCGCAGGGGCGGTGCTGGTCAGAATCAGCACTTGCCCCCCTTTTTATTCCGTGGTATAATTAATGTATATAATTGGAGTTTACTATGGTCCCCAAAGTTTTAGTATTCAAATCAGGTGAGCGTGTGATTGCAGGCGCTTCTGAAATGACTGATAAAGAAACTGGTAGAGGTATTTGTTTGGTATTGAAGTGTCCTTACATTCTTACACTCAATCCAAAGCAAGACAACGAAGAAGAGTATTCTGTAAACTTTAGCAAGTGGAATCCTTTCACTCCTGATAATACTTTTAACGTGCCCTACGATGCTGTTACTTGTCTGAGTGATGTTGAGCAAGGCATTCTAGATGTATACATGGAGCGATTTGCTCAAGAACTTTATTATGAGGAGGAAGAAGATGCAGAGTCTGAAACTGCTTCTACTGAAGAATGATTATTACATAGTCGCACAGGTTGAAGAAATTGTTGCTGACTATGGTATGCCAAATTGCAAACTGGTAGAGCCCTATCAAATTGACTTGTTTACTACAGAAGGAAAGGTTGCGCTCTCGCCCTGGCCGTGCTATACTGACCAGAGAGAAGTGCTTTTCTCGTCGGACAACATTCTGACTATCGTAAGTCCAAATGCTGACGTAGTAAAAGCATATATCGATTTGGTCCCTACTGTGATTGACGAAGAGGTTGATGAAGTTTTACAAGAACGTTGAGCAAGTTGGAAACAAAATTCTTGTCCGTGCCCACGAGAATGGCACTGACGTAATGTATAGGGAGGACTTCAAGCCCTCCCTTTTTGTTTCTTCCAATAAGGAATCGGACTACAAAAGTCTAGATGGTCGCCCCCTTCGCCGCGTGATGCCTGGTAGCATTGCTGACTGTCGTCAGTTTGTGCAACAGTATGCTGACATTGAGGAGTTTGAAATTCACGGAAATACTAGATACTTATATCAGTATATCAATGAGAAATATCCTCATGAGGAAATCAAATTTGATAGCTCTCTCATTCGTGTCTTCACGCTTGATATTGAGACGGCAGCTGAGAATGGGTTTCCTGACATCCAATCCGCTGACCAGGAGATTCTGCTTATTTCTCTTCGTGATTCTTTTACAAATCGTATCACTGTCTGGGGAAGCAAAAGTTTCAAGAATGAAGACCGACAAGTTGATTACATACATTGCGACGATGAGACGAAACTCTTATCATGCTTCCTTGCCTGGTGGCAAGAAAACTTCCCAGATGTAATCACTGGATGGAATGTCCAACTATTCGATATCCCATACATCTGCCGCCGAGTTACTAGGATTCTAGGTGACAAGCATACTAAGACTCTTTCGCCTTGGAAGTTAATCTCTGATCGTGAGATTTATATCAAGGGTCGTAAGCAGATTGCCTATGATATCCCTGGCATTGCATGTTTAGATTATCTTGAGTTGTATAAGAAGTTTACTTATACTAACCAAGAATCATATCGCCTCGACCACATTGCATTTGTGGAGTTGGAGCAGAAGAAACTTGACCACTCTGAGTTTGATACTTTCAAGGAATTCTATACTAACGATTGGCACAAGTTTGTTGAATATAACATCCATGACGTGCGTCTGGTTGACCGTCTAGACGATAAGATGAAACTGCTTGAGTTGGCATTCACCATGGCATACGACGCCAAGGTTAATTATGAGGATGTATATTCTCAGGTCCGTATGTGGGATAACATTATCTTCATCTATCTCGACAAGATGAAGATTGCTATTCCTCCTAAGCATCAGTCTAGAAAAGATGCTCAGTATGCTGGTGCTTATGTGAAGGAGCCTATTCCTGGCATGTATGACTGGGTGGTATCGTTTGACCTTAACTCTCTATACCCCCACCTCATCATGCAATACAACCTGTCTCCAGAGACGCTCCTGCCCCGCCGTAGCAGCGTCAACGTGGACATGCTGCTGGACAAGGCACACGATACCAGAGACCTCTCAGGGGAGACCCTGTGCGCCAATGGGACTCACTACACTACCAAGCATCAGGGTTTCCTTCCCAAGTTGATGGAGAAAATCTATGAGGACCGCACCATCTACAAGAAGAAGATGCTTGCTGCTAAGCAGCAGTATGAGAAGACACCTACTATCGAATTGAAGAAAGAGATTGCGAGATGTAACAATATTCAGATGGCACGAAAGATTCAACTCAATAGTGCTTATGGTGCAATCGGCAACGAGCATTTCAGGTATTATAAACTTGAAATTGCTGAAGCGATTACTCTTTCAGGACAACTTTCAATCCGTTGGATTGAAAACAAAATGAATGAATATCTAAATAATCTTTTGAAAACAGACCGAGAAGATTATGTCATCGCATCCGACACTGACAGCATCTATCTTAATCTTGGACCTCTTGTTGATAAATTTTTTAGTAATAAGTCTGGCGATAAAGCAACAATTGTGGGGATACTTGACAAGATATGTCAGGAAAAATTGGAGCCTTTTATTGAGGGTGCATATCAGGAGTTGGCTGATTACCTGGCGGCGTATGACCAAAAGATGAAAATGAAGCGTGAGAATATCGCTGAGCGTGGTATCTGGACTGCGAAGAAGCGTTACATTCTCAACGTTTGGGATAGCGAAGGTGTCCGCTATGCTCAACCTAAGATGAAAATCATGGGTCTTGAAACTGCTCGCTCTTCTACACCTGCATACTTCAGGGATAAACTGTATCAAGCATTCAAAATTATCATCACACAAACTAACGATGACATCATCAACTTCATTGATGAAATTAAACTAGATACAAGAAAGCAAGATTATCTTGACATTGCTTTCCCTCGTGGTGTCAATGGTCTAGACAAATATCGTAATGGCACTGACATTTATTCTAAGGGCACTCCAATCCACGTTAGAGGTGCGCTCCTATACAATTATTATGTCAGACGTAACAAGGTAGATAACAAATATCCAATCATTCAAGAAGGTGAAAAGATTAAATTTCTCTATCTAAAGACACCAAATCCAATCGGTGAGAATGTTATTTCATTCTTCCAGCAACTTCCCAAGGAGTTTAATCTTGAGAAGTATGTTGACTATCAACTGCAATTTGAGAAGTCTTTTCTCGAACCGCTGAAAAATGTGCTAGAATGTATTGGATGGCAACACGAAAAACGTGGCAACTTAATGAGTTTCTTTTGAGGTATTATGAGTTTTTTACAATCAGTTATTAAGGAGTTGGACAATGAATTTGCTTCAGTTGTGGAAGATGGAGTCGCCGCTGGCGATTGTGATTCGTATGTGGACACTGGTTCTTACATTCTCAATGCTCTTATCAGTGGCAGCATATATGGAGGTCTCCCGTCAAACAAAATCACTGCGCTCGCAGGAGAATCCAGTACAGGTAAAACTTTCTTCGCTCTCTCCATTTGCAAAAATTTCTTAAACAATCATCCTGATGCTCAGGTAATCTATTTTGAAACTGAATCTGCTGTCTCTAAAGACATGATGGTTTCGCGTGGCATTGATGCTAAACGTGTTGGTCTTGTCCCTGTTACTACAGTACAAGAGTTTCGCACTCAGTCTATCAAGGTGGTGGATGAGTATATGAAACTGAAGAAAGAGGACAGACCTCCTCTTCTTTTTGTGTTAGATTCTTTAGGTATGCTTTCTACATCAAAGGAAGTGCAAGATGCTACTGATGGTAAAGAGACACGCGACATGACTCGCGCTCAGGTGATTAAATCTATCTTTAGGATTCTGTCACTGAAATTAGGTCAAGCGAGTATTCCTCTGATTGTTACTAACCATACATATGAAGTGGTTGGTGCTTATGTGCCGACTAAAGAAATGGGCGGCGGCACTGGACTGAAGTATGCTGCATCAACTATCCTCTTCCTTTCTAAGAAGAAAGAGAAAGATGGGACCGAAGTTGTAGGCAATATTATTAAAGTAAAAGCACAGAAGTCACGCTTCACAAAAGAAAATTCAGATATCGAGACACGACTCTATTATGACGCAAGGGGACTTGATAAGTATTATGGACTATTGGAGTTGGGTGAGAAGCACGGAGTATTCCAGCGTAAGGGGAATCGTATCGTTGTTGACGAATCCTCTGTTTATCCTTCTGTTATTCTTGCTTCTCCCGAGAAATACTTCACGCCCGAAGTAATGCAAGCATTGGATGAGTGTGCAAAGAAAGAATTTTTGTATGGAGTAGCAGATGAGTGAAAGGATTGAAACAACTATTTTACGCAACCTCCTGTGCAACGAACAGTTTTACAGGAAGGTTGTGCCTTTCGTAAAACCAGATTACTTTAATGAGATTCATGAAAAAGTAATCTATGAAGAGGTGTGGAATTTTGCTAGTAACTATGAGATGTTACCAACAGCAGAAGTCCTTATTATTAATTTGCAGAATAGAAAAGACTTAAATGAAGAAACTTATCAAGAGTCTGTTAAGACGATTCAATCCTTACACTCAGACCCAGTTGAATATAACTGGTTACTTGACACCACAGAGAAGTGGTGTAAAGACAGGGCAATCTATCTTGCCCTCCTCGATTCCATCAAAATCGCGGATGGAGGTAATACAAAAATATCAAAGGATGCGATCCCAGCAATCTTACAAGAGGCCCTGGCAGTATCTTTCGACGAACATGTAGGTCATGATTACGTTGAGAATGTAGAGCAACGATATGATTTCTATCATTTAAAAGAAGATAAGATTCCGTTTGATTTAGAAAAATTCAATCTCATTACCAAAGGTGGTCTTCCTAATAAGACATTGAATGTTGCTCTTGCTGGCACTGGTGTTGGTAAGTCTTTATTCATGTGTCATTGTGCCGCCCAGGCACTGCAACAGGGAAAGAATGTTTTGTATATCACGCTTGAGATGGCGGAAGAAAAGATTGCCGAACGTATTGACGCCAATCTTTTGAATGTAAATATTAAAGATATCGGATCTCTTCCTGAAACTATCTTCACATCTCGCATTAGGGATATTGGTAGGAAGACAATGGGTAGACTTATCATTAAAGAATATCCAACTGCATCTGCACACGTCGGTCATTTCAAGTCTCTCCTCAATGAATTGCAACTTAAGAAAACGTTCAAACCAGATATTATATTCATCGATTATCTTAACATCTGCGCGAGTGCAAGGTATAAAGGCGCTATTGTCAATTCCTACACTTATGTTAAAGCGATTGCTGAAGAATTACGTGGCCTTGCTGTGGAACACAATGTACCTGTTGTCTCAGCGACGCAAACAACCCGTAGTGGTTTTGGCAATAGCGACGTGGATCTTACTGATACTTCGGAATCCTTTGGTCTACCTGCTACTGCTGATTTCATGTTTGCTCTTATATCGACGGAGGATTTGGAGAAGGATGGTCACATCTTGGTTAAACAACTTAAGAACCGATACAACGACCCAACCTTCAACAAAAGATTTTTGATTGGGGTTGACAGGGCGAAGATGAAACTGTATAATGTAGAGGTGCAAGACTCTTCCACCATCTTGATTGATGATGAAGAGTATGAGTATGAAGAGGAAAAACCTCAAAGTAAAAACAAGTTTAGTAAGTTTACAGAATTTATTGTATGACAACAAGCACTATGACACGCAAGATTGATTTCTCTCGTTATGAAGAATTTGTGGCAGCAGTTACAAGCAATGCTTCTACGAACTTTGTTGACTTCGCTGACCGCATTGGTGATCTGGATCGTCAAGGTGCCAATATTGAACGACTGCTTACTGCTGGCGTTGGTCTTAATGCTGAGGGCGGTGAGTTTCTTGAAATTATTAAGAAGATGGTATTCCAAGGCAAACCTTGGAATGAAGATAACCGTGAGCATCTTATCATTGAGTTGGGTGACGTTATGTGGTATGTCGCTCAAGCATGTATGGCACTAGAAGTTTCTTTCGATGATGTGATTGCAACCAATGTCAAGAAACTGGAGAAGCGTTATCCTGAAGGGTCATTCGACCCATACTTCTCTGAGAATCGAGCAGCAGACGACCGTTGATTATAACCTCCCCTAAATAATTAGAGGGAGGTTTTTTCTTATGGCAAAGGCAACGGTATCTGTAGCACAAATAGTAAGTCCAGTACCTTCACAGTATAAGAATCAATTGAAAGCAATTTTAGATTCTGTTGATGGAAACAATTGGAGAAGACCTGAATCTGGGTCTGGCACTACGTTTCCTAAAAATGGACAGGGTGTATATATTATATACCTAGATGATTCTATGATGGCATCCCTCAGGCAGAAACATCCAGGTGGACAGAATGCTATTGTAAGTGGTAAAGAAGCATACTTGCTTCCTATAGGATCTCCTGCTAGAAAAATTTCTTTTAGAATTACTGGTAAGAAAGGTGGTGGAGCTGCTGATGCTAAAACTACCGCTGCTCAAGAAAGAGGGTCTATCTATATTTTTAGAAGAGTGCTTGCTAATAATAAAAGATATAGAAGTGCTGCTGATATCCGTAATGATACTCAAGCGTATAGAGCATTGGAAAGAATATGGAAGTTGTCTGGTTTAGAATTTGATGATGATTGGTTAGAAGATTATTATAAACAGTCTGCAACTATGTTGCAAAAATATGCTGATGCTTCCTTCACGGAATTCATTCGTGATGGTGGATTCATGAAATGGGTAACAGATTTAGTTAGAGAAAAGTATCAGATATCACAGAAAGATAATTGGAATCCAGCCGATGTTTGGTTAGTTAAAAATCAAAGAAAGGTTATTAAAGATATAGAAGAATTAGTTGACGGTGGGCGTAGTCAAACTCTGGAAGAGTTGAATGCTATCCTGAGAACATTATTTAAAGAAAAGATTGTAGTTGGTGTGTCACTGAAAAAAGTTTCTGGTAGCGTTGCTAGATGGGAAGAAGTAAACGTAGATGAAGACCAATTTAAAGAATACGATAAGATGTATTATGAGGTTAGTGAGATACAATGTAATTTAAAATTAAAGACAGAAAAGGGTAAACTTACTTTTGGGAGTCAAGACTCTAGAGTATTTGTTAGCACAAACGTTGACACATTAAACTTTCAAATTAAAGCGAATGATTCTGCTGCTGTTAGTGGGTCCAATTTAAAATTCGAACCAACAGCATCTGGAGCAACTGCGGCAAGATTGGGTAAATCTCCAGTTGATATGGTGAGGAAACTTATGATTGATTATGGGATTACTTATGAAAGCAATCATCAAAGATATCCAAACGATGTTGCTTCGTTTCTAGATGTTGAAGATGATTACAAAAAGATGCTTGCGAAATTGATGAGTGCTAGAGGAGCATTTAAACCAGACTTTGGAATAGATGATGTAGATACTGCAATTAATAATATTACAATGGTGTTTGGCACTAATCCTCATGTTGCAAAATCTAAATTAATGCAGATACAGTTTTTGCATATGTTAGTAAGTCTTACCCCAGTCAAAAAAAGAAACATGTTTATGACTGACATGGGATTCCTAGCACAAAAGAAAGGAAGAAGATTTGGACCATTTGGAAAGCTTTACTGATGAGCAAGAATACACACCTAGAGCACTTAGAAGATAGTATCTTGTTTGATGGCAAGCAAGGTGCAGTAGATGCATTTAAATTCTTGGATTTGCTTGCACAAACATTCTCTGGCAAAGCAACGAATAACTTCAAGATTACTACTAAGTGGGATGGAGCTCCTGCAATTTTTTGTGGACAATATCCAGGCACAAAAACATTTTTTGTCGGCACTAAATCTATCTTTAATAAAGATTCAAAAGTTAATACAACACCAGAAGACATTGAAGCTAATCATGGTCATGCTCCAGGACTTGTTGCGAAGTTGAAAGACGCTCTCAAATATTTTCCACAATTAGATGTAAAAGGAGTCGCACAGGGAGACCTGTTATTTACTGATGACAAAAAATTTGAAATGATTGATGGTAAAAGATGTATTACTTTTAAACCAAATACCATTACATATTCTATACCAGAAGATAGTGAGTTATATGAAAAGGCGAGAAGAGCAAAAATAGGAGTTGTATTTCATACAACATACAGAGGAAATTCTATTGATTCTTTGTCTGCTACTTTTGGATATGATGTATCGAAATTAAAAGATGTTGATGATGTATTAGTTTTGTCTGCAGAGACTGGTCAGTTAGGAAAAGATGTTTTACTTACTGATAATGAAAAAGTAAAACTATCTAGAATGAAAGGTGCTAGTGCAAACCTAGTCAGAGCAACTGGAAATTTTTTAGATGAAGTTGCCGCACAAATAGAAGCAAACGATCAATTGACTGTGGGACCTAGATTAAAAATTTATTTCAACTCATACGTTAGACAAGGACGTAGAGTAAATAATGCTAAACAATTTGTTTCTAACTTTGAAAAATATTTTGAGGACGAAGTAAAAAAAGCAGCTGATAAAGTAAAGACACCAAAAGCAAAAGCAAGTAAATTAAAAAAATTGTATGATGGGTTAGAGTTTATTGAAAATAATAAATCCGAATTGACTAAAGCAGTTGCCCTATATACAACGTTGCAGAATGCGAAAACATTTTTTGTGCGTAAGTTAGAGAAAGGTGAAAAGATTGGGACATATTTAAAAACGGATGATGGGTATAAGATAACTGCGCCAGAAGGATATGTTGCTATTAGCAATGATAGAAATGCTGTTAAGTTAGTTGATAGATTATCATTCAGTGTTGCAAACTTTAATGTATCTAAAGATTGGGTGTCAGGAGATAAATGAGTAGAGTAGTAGTAGCGTGGGGAAGATTTAACCCACCAACAATCGGTCATCAAAAATTAATTGAAGCAGTTGCTAAGATTGCTAAGGGAGACGATTACTTCATCTACCCTACTCATACTCAGAAGAAACCTAAAGATCCTCTTCCATCCAATATGAAAGTAGATTATATGAAGAAGATGTTTCCAAAACATGCTTCGCATATTATTTACAATAAAGAGATTAATACTATCATTAAATTACTGCAAGAATATCAGGGCACTTATACTGAATTGACATTGGTGGCTGGGTCTGATAGAATACCTAGTTATAAAGAGCTTTTAAATAAATACAATGGTGTAGAATATACATATAAGAATCTTAATGTTGTTTCTGCTGGAGAGCGTGACCCAGATTCTGATGGTGCATCTGGAATGTCTGCTAGCAAGATGAGAGCAGCAGCAAAAGACGGAGACTTTAAATCATTCAGGAGTGGTATTGCTGACACACTAGATGATAACGAAAAGATGGAATTAATGTTAGAAGTACGTAAAGGAATGGGATTATGAAATCACTGAAAGAAATTAGAGAGCAATCACAACAAAAGTCTTATCGCTTGGGTGAAGTATTCTCTGAGGGTGATTGGGTAAAAAATTCCGAAGGTCAAGTTGGGAAGATTCATCGTCGTGGCATTAACTATGTTATTGCTGTTACAGAAGAAGGTAAGATGTTTCGTGCTTGGGTAAAAGATATTACCGAGCATTGTGGTTGCGAAGATGAAAAACCAACCACTGCTAAAGATACAATCAAGACATTTATAAATAAAAATAAACGTAAAAAAGAACAATGAAGCCATATTTCAATGATGACTTCTCCAAGATTTTGGTGGAGAAAGTTGCACTCAGCATGACGGAAGCAAGTGGTAAGTGTAATCATTCTGGTGCTGGCACTTCATGTCCTCTTCATGGAGATGCAGATTGCAACTCATCGAAGCAGAATCGCAAAGAAGAGGTTGATAATAGTAATCTAATGCCAGAAGAATTAGTTGGCACAACTTACGAAATTCCAATGGAAGATGGTGAAATTATTATCATCGAGAAAGTCAAGATGGATGGCAAGGATGACAATGGTTTCAAGTCATGCTGGAAAGGATATAGGAAAGCAGGTACTAAAGTTAAAGGTGGTAAGGAAGTTAATGACTGCGTAAAGGCTGGTTATGAAATGAATGGTGAGCAAGACCTTGCTGAGGTTGCTCCTCCAGGCGCTAAGTCTGAGCGTATGGTTAAGCATATCAAGAAGTCATATGCTAAAGATGGCAAACTAACCGACAAAGAAAAGTCTATTGCTTATGCTACTGCTTGGAAGAATAAGAATAAAATGAAGGAAGAGGTGGAGTCTATCGAAGAGAAGAGAGACATGCCTGGTAATCAGGAGAAGATTGATGCTAATAAGAATGGTAAAGTGGATGCTCATGATTTTGCTCTTCTTCGCGCTAGAAAATCTAAGAAGACAGTGAAAGAGATGTGGCAAATTGCTGCTGAAGCAAAAGCACAAATCGAAGTAATGCCAGAAATTGATGATAAAGACCCTGGCAATATTAAGAAAAAGGAAAAGAAAGAAGACAAAGATAAATAGTCTTGTCATCCATTCTCGGAGGTCATCATGGGCGCAGTAGTATCAGTAGTTAAACCACTACTCATTTCGATTGCGACTCACCCAGCGGTCAAGCAGCTTGTGTTAGATCTACTTAAGAAGTATGTTGATAGCACAGACAATACCATTGATAACGTTGTTTATGAGTTGGTTAAAGAGAAACTCTTTAAACCTGAAGCATGATTACCTGTTTTCTGACGAACTGGGGTGTCACAATAGTTCTTGGATTTCTGTTATCATTATCTGAATGGTTAGCAAAAACTAAAAGAACGGAAGCAAACGGTATCTTAGATTTCACTCAAACATTTCTAAGAAACGTATTACGTAAGGGAGACTCTAAATAGGGTCTCCTTTTTTTATAAATACTCTTTAGATATAAAACCTACGACAGGGAGAAGTACCATGCCTCTATGGGGAAAAACAGATACTGCAGGTGATAGACCAAAATGGTATACCACTTTACAAAACATGGATACCGCAGGCAGACAAATTATTTTCGTTGATAATACAGAAGCCTCTTTAGAAGTCAACAGAGCAAGAGGATTCAACGCCCCTGGTTGGTGGGCATACTACACAGTTGAGCAA